GAAGAGTTAAAGAAACAGCTAGCGGCTAAGGCTGTTGATGGCTTAACCGAAGAAGAGGTTAATGCTAGAGCTAAGAAGATTGCTGAAGACATTGTTAATGAGCGTCGTACTGAAGACACTAAAAAGCAATTTGAAAAAGACTGTGATATTCTTCAAAAAGAAGCAGTTAAAGTAAATAAGAAATTTAATGATGATGTTAATTTAATGGCCCAAGAGGTTGCTCCTATTCCTGCCATTATGATTGGAATTTTAGTTGATTTGGATAATGAAAATGGTGGTAAAGTTTTAAATTATCTTACTCAGAATGTTGACGAATATGAAGATATTTATAGTTTGTCTGAAGGACGAATGACAGCTAAATTAATTCGATTGTCTGATAAGATTAAAGAGGAAGAAATAAAAGCAAAATCAAAGAATAAAAAAGAGCATTCTAACGTTCCGCCTCCTGTTACACCAGTAAATGAGGGAAGGGATGTTCGAACGGCTAATGCTATTCCTAGCAATCCGACTAAAAATATGGATGATTTTGTTAGAATTAGAAATCAGCAGGAAGCTGACAAGAGGAAGTTGAGAGGGTATTGATATCCGTATTACTGTGGGCAAAATTCTTTCTCATTTGCCCACAATCTCTCTTTACAAATCAGTAAACTTAAGTTTTAAATATCCGTCAAAGCGCCCTAGCCCGCTTCATAGGCTCTGAGAACTAAAACGGCCTTAGTCCCGTCAATGGCTACTGAATGCTAGTTGAATAGATCGCTCTAGCCGGTCTCTTAAATTCACTCATTCAGTTTTAACCATTTATCAAAGGGACTAATAAGGTGGCAAATACTTATCTCACGATTGATATGATCACCGCAGAAGCGGTACGTTTATTCAAAAACTCTAACATGTTCATCATGAACATGGATACTCAGTACGATAGTCAGTTTGCTATCGATGGTGCTAAGATTGGCGATACTTTGCGTATTCGTCTGCCTTCTGACTTTATTGTTACCGATGGCCCTGCGATGCAGTTGCAGGATAATACGCAACAGTTTACCAGTCTAACTGTTAGCTCTCAGAAGAACGTAGCAACTCCATACACTACTGCTGAGCGCACTATGAGCATTGATAATTATTCTGAATTGGTTATGGCACCAATGATTAATGCTCTTGCTGGTAAGGTTGCTCTCGACATTATGCTTGGTTCTGAAGGTGGCGTTTGTAACTTCGTTAGTAACGTTGATGGTGCTGGCAAGATTATTTCTCCGACTTCTGATCAATTCTTGCAGGCTAATGCTATCCTTGATGATAATTCGGCTGATGATATGGACAGGCGAATTGTGAACGATCCTACTACAGATGCGCGCACTACTACTGCACTTCAGGGATTGCTTAATCCTACACCAGAAATCAGTGCTCAATTCCGCACTGGTAAGATGAAGTCTGGTCTTGGCTATGCACGTTGGTTTCGTGATCAGACTGTTATCAAGCATACTTCTGGTCTTTATGCTGCTGCTGTGACTGTTGCTGGTGGTGGTCAAACTACTGGTACCAGCGGAGGTAACATCACCGTTTCAGCTATGCCGGGCGGTAGCAACCTTAAGCAGGGTGATATTATTACCTTTGGTGGTGTCAACGCTGTTAACCGTGTCACTAAGCAGAGCTTAGGAACACTGAGGCAGTTTGTTGTTACTGCTGACGTTGCTGCTGGCGCTGTGACTATTCCGGTTTATCCCGGTCTTATTCCTTCGGCTACTGGTGTTGCTGGTGGTCCTGATCAGCAGTATCAGACTGTTGATGCTTCCCCGCTCAATGGTGCTGCTGTGACCATGGTAACTCAGTCTGGTGAGGTTTATCGCAAGTCGATTGCCTACACTCAGAAGGCAGTGACTATGGCTAGTGCCGATCTTGTGTTGCCTAAGAAGGCGATTGAAGAAGGTGCTAGGGCCAACTATGACGGCATTAGCTGCCGCATTATTACTGACTACTTGCCTAATAGTGACCAGTTGGCAACGCGAGTTGACGTTTTATTCGGAAAAAAATACATCCGACCCGAATGGTTGTCGGTGGTCGCCGATAAGGTATAGTTTTACCTTAATTTGACACGTCCCTCCATTTCAGTCTATGGTGTTGTTTCTGAAATGGAGGGATTTCTTAAATGGCTAAAATATGTCTTGCTGAGAATTGTGATAAGATTGCTTACGGAAAAGGCTATTGCCGGCCTCATTGGCATAGACTTAGAACTTACGGACGATTAGAGAAAATCAGAGGTTTAATAAAAGGAAATTGTACAATAGAAGGATGTACCAATTCAATCAAGGGATTAGGATTTTGTAAAAATCATTATTTTCAATTTAAGAAATATGGTATCCACCCTAACGATTACTTAAATAAACTTAAAGAACAAAACTACGTTTGTGCTATTTGTGGTGAGGCTGAAAGTTCTTTATTTTGGAATAATCCAGATAAAATTAAAAAATTAGCAGTTGATCATTCTCACGAAACAGGAAAAGTTAGAGGATTGCTTTGCTGGCGGTGTAATTCAATACTAGGCAGAGTTAATGAAGATGTAGACTTGATAAATAAAATGATTGATTATCTTAAAAAGCACGGTGAATAAACAATGGCTCAAGCAAGTTTCCCCGAACCTAAATCTTTAAAATTACTCGAAATTGGTGACGGTATGGATCATATCCAAAAGAAGTATACGCTAGAAAATCCACATCCGGGTTACGGCTCTGATCCTAACATTATCAATGAATATGGTCATACTCTATATCCAAAATGGATTGATTCTAAAATAGAAGGCAAAAGGATTATTGTAAATAGTCCTATGGAAGAAGCACAGCATACTGAAGTTAAAGAGGAAAAGAAAGAAGATAAAAAAGTTAAAAAAGAAGCATCTAAAGAAGAAGTTAAAGCTCCAGATGGTTGGAAATAATGAGCACGGCTAGGGATTTCATCCTATTGGCCCTAAAAGAAAGTGGCGTGCTAGGTGTCGGGCAATCTCCGTTACCAGAAGACATTAACGATTGTTTTACTTTATTAAACAGAATGTTGGCTCAATGGCAGAAGAAGAGATGGATTGTCCCTTCGCTTTACGATATTTCAGCCATAGGTAATAGTCAAAAGTCAAATTTAATTGGTCCCGGTCAATACTATAATGCAGCTAGACCAGATAAAATACAGGCTGCTTATTTTATTCAAATAACAGGCAATTCACAATCTAATCCTGTTAGCTTCCCATTATCTCCAATTTGGAGCTATGAGAATTATTCAAATATTACATTAAAGCAATTAAACAGTTGGCCGCAGTTTTTCTTTTATGACGCTGCTTTTCCATATGGTAATGTGTTTATTTGGCCTATTCCAACTTCGCAGTATGAAATCCATTTAATTGTTAAAAGTCCAATTGGATTTACTATTGAAATTCAAGATGGAGCTATTAAAACTGCTGGTGCTGGATATGTTAATGGTGTTTATCTTGCTGTTCCGTTAATTAATTTAACTGGATTTGGTTCTGGTGCAACAGCAGATATTACCGTTGCTGGTGGAATAGTTACAGTATTTACATTAAATAATCCGGGTGACGGATATAAAATTAATGATAATCTGTCAGTAAATAACGTTAGCTTAGGTGGCACTGGTGCTGGCTTAGTGTGGGTAGTCAATAACGTCACTGACGATTTAAATGCTGTATTTAATATGCCTCCTGAGTATGAAGAGGCTATTCATTATAATCTGTGTATTCGCATTAGTAGCATGTATCAATATCCAGTTAATGCAATACAAGCTGGTTTAGCTAAGTTGGCATTGAATACTATTAAGATTGCAAATGCTCAAATTCCAACGCTAGAAATGCCTAGATCGCTTAAAAGTAATCGTGGAAATAATTTTTATATTTTCAACGCGGATAGCTTTTAATGCCTCGCGTTAAACTATCATCTAATCCTTATTCAGGCAAGAGCGTCATAGCCTCTGGTCAAGAGCGAGTTAACTTATACGCTGAATTAAATACCGACCCTAACGCTCCTGTTCAAGTGACACACTATCCAACACCGGGAACTAGCCTATTTTCATTACCAAGTATTGTTAAGAAAGCTAGAGGTTCCTATCGAACTAGTCTTGGTACTGCATTTTATGTTGTTGGTCAGAATGTTTACTTCTTAACATCAACTCACAACTTAGTTTTTATTGGAGCTATCGCAGATAGACAAAGCCAAGTTTATATGGTGGATAATGGGTTAGTCTGTGTATTAGTTGATGGTCTTAACGGATATGTGATTGATTTGCCCACAAATACTATTGGCATCATTACTGATCCTAATTTTTATCCTGCTGATTTTGTTGTATTGCTTGATACATTCTTTGTATTTAATCGCGCTGGAACAACTCAATTTTTTATTAGCATATCAAATGCCAGTTATGCGTTGATGACAACCACTGGTGCTTTTGATCCACTCGACATTGCTGCTAAAGCTGGTTTTAATGATCCTATTGTGGGCATAACAGCAGTACATCGCGAATTACAATTAATAGGTGCATTAACAACTGAAATTTGGATAGGAACCGGAGCGGCTGACTTCTTCTTTCAGGAAGTTCAAGGTGCATTTATCAATCATGGTTGTGCTGCTCAATACTCAATAGCTACGCAAGATGTTTTAGCATTCTTTATTATGCAAGATCAACAGGGTAGTGGAATTGTCGTTCAGCTTCAAGGCTATGATGTAGTCGAAATATCAACTCCTAAGATTGTATCTGAATTTAAAAGTTATTTTGATTTATCTGATGCAATAGGAATGTGCTTTCAAATTGAGGATCATTCATATTATGCTATCGTATTTCCAACAGCTAATAAAGGTTGGTTATATGATTTAACTACTAGTACAGCAACAGGAACAAAAGTTTGGAGCGAATGGAATTGGACGGACGGAAATGGAAATTTAAATAGACCTAGGGCCAATTGCTGTATGTTTGCTTATGGGTCTAATTTAGTTGGTGATTGGGAAACTGGCAATTTACTTAAGTTGGATATTAATACCTATACAGATTATACAGATGCCAATACAGCAAATACTACTGGAGCAGTAGGACCAATTACTAGAATAATAACATTTCCTCACATGATAAATAATAATTTTAAAGTTACATATAAAAGTTTTGATGTTGATATCGAAACAGGAACTTCTGGTGAAGGTTTAGACCCTCAAATATTTTTAAGTTGGTCTAACGATAAAGGCAAAACTTACGGCAATCAAGTTGCTCAAAGCATGGGAATGATCGGAGATTACTTAGCTGTACCAGCTTGGAATAGATTAGGACAAGCTAGAGATAGAATTTTTAAATTAAGTTGGGCAGAACCAGTTAAAACTTCAATTAATGGCGCATTTGTTGAATTTACACAATCGAGTGCTTAGAAATGAGTGAAATTTCATTAATAAGTAAAACATCTAATAATTTAAAATATCATGTGGTCTACTATTGGGCTAATTATTATAAAAGTTGCTCAGATTGTGTATTTATGATTGGCCAATGTTGTGACTAGACCAGTACCAAATACTAATTCACCATTGGTTGATAAGAATGGAAAGATTATTAATCCTTGGAATATTTGGTTTCAACAGTTTTCACAGCAAGCACCAAAAGTAGTTAATGTTACTGTTAATCCATACCAAGCTAATAATTTTGGTACAGTGATAATTACTGGAGCAGTAACAATTAGTTTGACTCGCGGAACTGTGACTAAGATTTTAACTGGCCAAGTAATTATACCTGTTTCAATTGGTGATATTGTTGCTTGGACTGGTGGAGCTACTGTGCAATTTTGGGAGACATAATAAAATGGATGTGTTAAAAGACCCAGAAAAATTTTACTCATATAATAGCAGCATTGAACCAGAAATATTAGAAGAATTAAAAGACTCTACAAAAATGTATTCTTACAATAGTAAAGCTGAAATAGAATTTGATACACTAAAAACAAAAACTCCATGGGTTGGAGAAATTAAATCAGTTGTTCCTCTCTCAATCCGTGATAAAGTCTTCGCTCTCGAAACTTGGATGAAAGAACAGCCTCAGTTAAATTTAAAAGTTGTAAATTACTTTTCTTATGGTGTATATGCAAGAGAGCTTCATATTCCTGCTGGCACTCTACTTACAGGCGAAATTCACAAGTTTGAAAACTTTAATATTCTATCTCAAGGTGAAATATCTGTTTTAACTGAAGATGGTATGAAACGAGTAAATGCGCCATTTAGTATTGTTTCTCCTGCTGGCACTAAGCGAATAGCATTTGCCCACACTGATTGTATTTGGACTACTATTCACGGGACTTTTGAAAAGGACGTGGATAAGATCAAGGAAATATTTATAGCGTTTGATGAAATAGATTATCTGCTTAATTGTGGGCAATTAGAATTAGGATTGAATTAAGATGAACATTGAACAGATTAATTTACTACAGAAAGTTACTACTCGCAGAACCTCTGTAGCAATACATTTTAAATATTTAAAATATTTATTTAATGATATTGAAACAGTTGATAATATTGATAAGTTTAGTAATAAAAATTTTATAACATTAGCTAAAGGCATTGAAACACCAATGGATTTTTCTTTTGATAATGAAAGCTTAGAAGTAGTATTAAATATATTGTCCGATAAGTTGTTTGTTGCTGATAAAATAGCTGTTAGAATATATCAAAATGGCAATGGGTTTTATGTGGAAACTAATTAAAAATTTAACAATGAAAGTTGATTGAATATGGCATGGGTAGCTACAGCAATTGTTGGTGCTGGTGTCTTAGGCGCTGGCGCTAGTATCTATGGAGCTAACAAGGCTGCTGAAGCTCAGACTAATGCTGCTAACACTGCTGCCAATACTTCTTTAAATATGTATAATACTACTCGCAGTGATCTGTCTCCTTATCGTGATATCGGTGGTGTTGCTTCTGGTCAATTAACTTCACGTTTATCTGATTTAACTAGTCCAATTGTAATGGATCAAGCAACATTAGAGAAAACTCCGGGTTATCAGTTTAATTTAACTCAAGGTCAAAAGGCTGTTCAAAATAGTGCGGCAGCTAGAGGACTTGGGACTTCAGGAGCAGCCTTGAAAGGTGCTGCTACATTTGCTACTGGTCTTGCTGATAGTACATATCAAAATCAATTTAATAATGCTGTTACTAATCAAACCAATGCTTATAATCGACTTAAAGCTTTGGTCGATACTGGTGAAAATGCTAGTGCTCAGACGGGCAGTGCAGGAACAGCAGCGGCTAATACAGCAGCAGGAGCACAAATAGGTGCAGGTAATGCACAAGCAGCAGCGGCTAATGCAACAGGAACAAGTTTAAGCAATCTTGCTAATAATATTGGCGGATATGCGGCGTATAAGGGACTTTATGGGTCTAGTGGAAATAGTTCACCGGGATTAATGCCGCCTAGTAATGTTGGGATAGGATAATGGCTGAAATTGATACTAGCAGCTATTTAAAACCAACTGCTCAACCATCATTGCTTAGCAATGTTCAGCAGTTTGGCAATATTCAAGCTCAAAAACTAGGTATTGATCAAGCTAAATTAGATCAAGCTAATCAGGCTTTAGGTTATATGGTCCGAGCAATGGGCAGCCTTGGCCCTAATGCTTCAAAAGAAGACTACGCTAAAGCTGCTCAAAATGCTGTTGATCAAGGTTTAGTTCCGCAGCAGCAAGAAAACGTATTCTTACAGCAGTTGCAGACTGCTCCTGATAGTCCGACGTTCTATAAGCAATTTATGTCGTCTGCTATGGAAGGTCAAAAGCAGATTGAATTACATACGGGGATCAATAGTCAACAAAATAGTGGTAATACTCAGTATCAAGGTAAAACTAATGTATTGACTGGTGGATTTCAACCATCCACACAACTCCCTACTCAGTTACCACCCGGAACTCAATATAATGATCAAGGCCAAGCAAAGCTCATAGGACCGTCTGGTCCTTCGGGGGTTGTCCCTGTACCCCAACCTCGCCCTAG